GGCTAGGAGAGTTTTCATTTTCTGGCGACTCTTTTCATTTAAGAATTTCTTTCTTTTAAAACTTTTTATGACACTATCGACACAATCATCATCTCTTATCATAAGAGAAAATTCTGCGTTGATATTGTCTCTAAAATTATAGTGACTATTAAGATAACTATGTACACTATTGATTAGATCTCCGACATTATTGATTTTGTAGATAGAAAACAAGTTGTTTATCTTGAAATCATCCATTAAACCAGTTTTCAAGTCTGTGACAAACCATAACACAGATTCAAGTTGTTGTAAAACATCTCTTATTTGCCACGGAGTCAAAGTTGGGAACAACTTATTTCTCCTAGCTGATATATTATTTATGTCTAAACCAGCGTCTCTAAAACTACCTAAAGTTCTATTGTTCTCGGAATAAATGTTAATGTCATTATTGTTTTCGTTTATCATAACATGTAAAACATTACACAATTCTCGATAATTTTCTAGATGTATTTTATCGAAAAGCGCATGAGACTGTATGATGTTGACAATTGTATTAAAATTTTTTGCTATTACATCATTCAAGCTCATACCGTTATTGTTACTTAAATCGAAATCTTGAATAGGGTATTCAACCTCCATGGTTTTATTTTTAATACAATTGATTCACATTTACAATAGAACGTCGGTGTTTGTTTTTTAACAAAACATATTGCATGTCGGAATTCAACACTTGCAATTCTTGATCTGATAATTTCAGCTTACCATAATCGAAGAAATCAGTCACGAGATACGCGAATTCTTGTTTAACCCCACGTCTCTTGGCGTGATGGGAAGCAGGTACCAAGGATCCATTTTTCAAGAGATTCAAAATCTTCTCACTGTAATACCTAAGGACCAATCTTTCCACATTACAAGAAAATTTTGTAAGTGAATTCATGTATTTCACGTGATCACTCTTTCTAAGTCTTATCAGTTTACCTTTAGAATCTTCCCAGATCAAGTGAGAAGTCAAATCACCAATACTATTTTTACTAGTACAAAACGACACCCCCATTTGAAAGATTATCAGCTCAGCTTGGTCTTCTCCGAACCCCAATTTAACATAATAATCCACACATTTCTTGAAAATGTCTTCAATTTCCAGATTGAATAACCTGTGACGTTCTATTCCTTTTATATTCGATTTAACTGAGAAATTTATGTCGGAAACATTACCCGGTTTAATTGGAATATCTACTGGTGAGGGAGTGGGGTTTGGTTTGATCTTATCAGATTCCCCTGGTTTATCATTGTTATCACTCGGTTTAGGGACTGGTGGTACTGGTTTTAGTGGTTCTGGAGATGGATCTGGATGTTTCACTTTCTCCTCCGGTGGGTCTGGTTTAACTGGTTCTGGAAGAGGTGGGTCTTTATTCAATTCCTCAATGTTTAAATCAGCTAAACTCTTGACATTTAAAAATTCCAAAGGTTTGCTAATCTTTAAATTAGTAACCTTATTGCTATTTAAATTCAACACGTAACATCTTATTGTTTTTGGTTGGAAGTCCTCACCATTCAATTTGATCTCTGAAAACACACTTTTGAACCTGACGAAATCACTTTGATACACTTTATTAGAGGCCAATTGTAACTCATTCGCAGGATATGTCAATGAAATGATCATATCATTCGGATTGTATATACCTTTAATTTTTACATATCTAAAACCATTTACTGACATAATCCAATCTCTCGATTCTCTCTTGAAAGTTATGTCATTCATGACCCCAAGTTTAAGAATGCGTGGTGATCCCAAATTGTCAAAAGCATTACTCCATGTTCTACCCCCCGACTGTCTAAATGAATGTGAGTGTGTGTTATTGAACTTGTATTCATATATTAGATTACCTTCAGGAACACCGATTTTTATTTGAAACAAAAACTTCGAATTAGTCACATCTTGAGTATTCAAAAATGAGAAAGACATGTCCGAGACTTGCAAGATTGACATAGTATGTGATTGACACCACATATACTTGTCAGCTCTAGTGATCACTTGACCATCTCCTTCTTCATAAAAATCTTTGCTCTCCATTATTTACTACAACCTCCCGGTGCCAACTGAGACACGTTATAGAATTTTCTTTCCTGACTTGTTCCTTTCAGAGCTTGGCACTTCATCAGCAAGTTTGCCGCCAAATCATCATCTGAGATGTTTATCAAAGAACCATTAACGTAATCAGCCGGTAAAGCCCAATATTGTGATAAGACACCGTGTTTTGCCTGTAGATGATGGTCGCTCATTACCTTACCAGTGGCTTTAAGAATTTCAATATCTGACTCGTGTTTCCTGGCATATTGTCTGAAAGGGTTCGGAACATGTGGTAGATTTCCCTTCACAAAATCAATGAATTCAGCTGTCCTCCAGGTGTATTTTTGATTTTTTACTGATAATGTGTTTGACAAATTCCTCTGCCGCGCGTTTTTCATTGATGTGCTTTGTGTCAACCAACTTTGAACCAAACTCACATAGAAAGCCATAAACTCGTCTGGTGATGGTTCAGAGTCAGATTTCTTAAAAACAAACTTCTTCGCGAAATCCCTCATACACTGTTCGAATTTGAGTTCATCTTCCTCTGTCATCACATCTGCCCTATTTGAATAAACAACTATGTCTCCCAATTTTTCAGGATTCATGTGTTCGGGTGTGATCAAATCTCTTACTTCATAGTTGCTTGAACTTTTCGACCCCTCGCTTTCTCTCTTTTCATACCTTTCAACAACTTCGGCTCCATCCTCAGTTATCTTGTTCAAATCATCATTTTGTTTATTGTCAGTCTTCTCCATATTTAATGTAGATCGAGTAACTTTTCAAAATTATTTTTTCGATTAGGTCGCCGCCTTATTGATTGCGATCACTTACGAAATATACCTCCAGACTACAGTAAAACAAATTGAATTTGAAGATAATCACTGATCAGTTAAAAAATTTTGGTAATAAGCTAAACCAATATACACATTCTAGAAATTCCGATACGTCAACGTCATCAAATCCTGAAGGTTTATTGTCCTCGGTGAATTTCATTAATTTTTCGTTGATCAACCTTAAGACGCATAAAGTAGTACCGCCTGCTGAAAATTTTGCATTTCTGTACAACGAGTAGTACTTTTCCACTTTGTCCTCACCATATTTTTCAATTAACTTCGAGAGATCCATTTATAAAATTCACAATCGTCGCTACTAGACTTATTCGACTTGTGCTCCGTCATTAGGCGGAGTGTGCGGAAAGATGTCTCTTCATCATGACTAAGGTTTTGAACAGTTAACAACTTGAAGAAATCGAATCTCATCCAAGGAACAATACCAGGAATAGTGCTGAACAATCCAGGTCTGAATCCTGTCAATCTAAACAGTCTGACTGCCCTGTTACCTCTCAAATTAGCCCACTGTCTTATTATGTTGTTACAATCATAAGTAGGATCAAACCTCTTAACACAGTTTTTAATATGACTAGTCAAATCTGATGAGACGAAACTAATGACCTTACTATCAACTTTAAATTTCACATTATTTGGTTTTTCCCAAAAATTTTTATTGGTAGTGAGCTTACCGAATACAAACAATAACGCGTCCAATAGTAGTTGTTTGTCTGTAACACCAAATTTCTTAAAAAACGAGTAAAATCCTTCTGAGACTACGGTATCGACAACATCTGAAAGTGACGATGAGTTACTCAGTGGTGGTGGTATATCACTGGTCCTAAGATAGTTCGATAAAGAAATTGGTTGACCTAGGATATCGATTACTGAATCTTTTGGCATCTTCACAAATAAAGAATCTTCATCCAGACTATTGTTCAACATAAACACATCCTTTATGAATCTTTGGAAATCCTTGTCCAAAGTTTTAATGGCGTTAATGTTGTCGGCAAAACCTCGACTATTCACTGTGAGGGAATCGAATTCTTTCATAAACTTAGCCAAAACAAGGGGGTTCTCTTTTACTCTGATCATCTCAGGATTCTGTGACATTGATTCGAAGTAAACGTCAAAAAATCTCTTATTCACATTGATTTTTGCTTGACCAGCTTTAGAATTCATTAACCTGACATACTCTCTGAAAGCTTGAACACATTCAGAAAATAATGGATTGTTTGATATACCCTCACCTATCAATACTGCATCTGATGCTGTGGGAATGTCGAAACCTTTAATTTCTCCTGATAGAAACTCATCTATAGGTATTAAACGACCCTGGGAATTACACACCCTGTAAAGTGTTATCAGTCTAGATCTACTGGATCCAGGGTAATGTCGTGCAATGTCATCTTCTGTGTACAGACACCCTAAGGATTTGTTGTCATTGAGGTAGTCGTTCATGGACTTGTCTAGATATTTTTCCCATTCAGATAAATAATCTAGCCATTCATCTGTCACGAATAATGAACCCGGTTGATAAGCCAATTTCTTTAACAGGTTCGGTTCCACCTTATTAAAGTAGATATATATGAGTTTTACTATACTCTTATTGTCATGTTCAACAAAGTGAATGTCACCAGCCACTTGCCTAAATTGGGAGTCAAATGACATTGGTGACTTTCTACTGATTGATTTATATACGTTGGAATTCTCTGTCCTATAATTATTTCTCATGTATTCAACTAAAGCGTCTAGTTGTGGAGACACATCTGTACGTTTGAAAAGAAGTTGAAAACAATGTTTTAATTTTTCACTTTCCTTCAAACTCACCATTGTAATTTAACAAATGGATAATTGGTCACGACCTCCAGTAAATCTTTGAAATCCTCTGTGTATATGGTTTCAAAGTCACCTTCAAACAACCTGTTATCTGAACAATAGTATATTGAGAAACCACAATTAAAATAATAAAGTACTATCTTTAATCCCATTCATGTGTTGCTAAATTTTTCATTTATATCTACAAGATTTTTATATAGTTCTTTTGCAGATGAAATATTATTCAATTTCGTCTCAAAAATCGTGGGTGTTTTCACGTAAGTTAGTAAATGCTTAAGATCGGGTTTAAAGTGACTCAAAATCGCTATCAACGTAGCTGTTTCATCAACATTAGATAACTGAGTCAAATTGAGATTCAATTTCTTAATACTTTCAGTCAAAGTAAAAGTATTAGGTAAAACCGTCTCCTTGCCAGTGGTCTTATTTTTTACTGATAACTCTAATATACCATCCACACTATATTTGTACAAGTACTCTAAAGTTTCACCTATATTGCAATACAGACTGGACTGCATACGTGCACTTATCAACCAATCATTATACAATACAAATGGATCAGACCCTTCATATACATTCAAAATGGTGCTATAGTGAGATTTGAAAAACTCCTCTTTCCTATATGTGTATGGTATCGCCATTGGTTTACGGACCAAGACTTTAGGATTACCAAAAAATGCTATGTCCATCAACGGATGAGAATTACAATCGATGTAAACCATATTACCTGTGTCCTCTTGAGCGTGTGACATAGAACAACCAAAAGACACTGCTGATCGAAGGTCTGGATCAATGATGCACTCTAAATTGTGACTCTTCGCAAATTGTGCTACATCGCTTTGAATTTTCTTTAACAGTGAAGAACCACCCACAAGAAATAAAGCACCAGACCTAATTTGGTTTCTCACAACCATATTTTTTATGATGTTGATGCTCTTCTTCGAAAACGGCTCAATGCACGAGTCTAACTCTTCTCTAGACATTTTCACAGTTATCAAACGCCCCTTTTCATCCACCACATTAAAGGAATCCCTTCCTTTAGAATTGGCCTCTTCCTTGATTGAAGCTAGGAAATCGGCTGACAACGGAAATTTAAGATTGTATTTATTTTTTATATAATTTGAAATTGCTCTGTCTATATCTCTACCACCTAAGAACGAATCTCCCTCAGTGTCTGCGACAGTGACATATTTCCCATCCTTAACAATTAAAGATGAATCGTAAGTACCACCGCCAAGATCGTACATGAGGAAAGAATCGAAATGAGCATATTTTGATACAAAATAAATAGCTGCTGCTGACGGTTCGTTGATAATCCTTCGCAGTGAAAAACCCAAACTATCACACACCGATTTCATAAACATCCTTTGTTTGCACTTATAATCTGCTGGTACTGAAACATTTAAACTAATTATGTTCAAATTTTCAACTTTTGAAAATAGTCTGACCAGAGTCTCAACGTACAATAAAATCAGCTGTTTAACTGTGTACGTACATGAGAAACCACGATCAATTCCAGTCAATTTGACATCATTACCATCTAACTCCGCCACATATAATGGTTTTATTTTTTCTTTTATTTCATCAAAATTGATTTTATCTACACCAACCCATCTCTTCAAATCATAAAAATAACAGTTAGCCACCTCGTCTTCCTCAAGAACTTGGGCTGGACCACCAACAACCACATCTCCCGTAATGGTTATGGCTAAACAGGTAGGAATGAACTCAGTGTCGTTCAGTTTTAAAACTCTCATAACACCATTGACATACGCACTAATGGTCGAAAAAGTGGTACCAAAATCCAAACCAGCCTTAGCAGACATGTTATTCGGAATAAGAAACACAAATTAATTTACAAGAATATTACGACAACAGATAGATTGAACAAAATGAAAAATATATATTATTAGACACGTGTTGATTTTTCGATGACGCTGAACCTGACATCGGTTGCAGTGAAATTAAATATCGATCAAATTTGAAAGCTTTTGGCATGATGAACGATCTTTAATTACAAACAACAAACTAATGCTCAAGAAAGCAACAGAAAAATAATAACGTATCTATAAACTAAAAAAAATGAGACTCAATAGCTAATCTATTTTGTTGAGTTCCACAAGAGATACACACAATCAAGAAATTAAATGCGTTTAAACAAATTCGACAGTAATAAAAACCAAAGTATTGTGTAAGTTAACCATCCGATACCAACTTGTCGGATTGATAACGACTTTCCGAAAGAAAGGCGGTAGGTTTATAGTTTTCGTCAACTCTCACAAAACTTGCTTTTAGAACACTAACTCAAACTGCACTGGAAACAAAAACTCAAAAACAAAAACACAACAATAAGATGATAAAACACTAAAACGACAAATACAACCGTTCCAAGAACGAATGACAAATGTGAATCAACATTCCGATACCAACTTGTCGGATTAATAACGACTGTCTTGAAGACAGGCGATAGGTTTAAAGTAAAATATGACTCACGACTTGATCATGTTCTTAGAAACGACAAAATTAAATTACATATAAAAAGTGTATAACACTTTAATGATTTTTATTTCATCAACATAAGGAAAATGACAAACGGATAAACAAACCGGATCTCTGGGGGGGGGGATATGGGACAACAATGCAGGTACGTAGTAGACGACTGGGATTCTTCACCAGTCGTCAGACGACTTGCACCGTGACCGACCCTTAGCCAGAGGCGGTGGTGACTAACAAACGCGGCAACCGTACACCAGTTACTTTGTACGATCGTTGACTAAAGCCTTGTTTAGTGGCAGGCGTTTATTGTGTTATTTTGTTTTTTGTTTTTGTTTTGTT